TTAATGATATATCATTCAGCAGAGTCGATAGAGTGGATGAATTGAAAGAAGAACTCATCCAGGTTGCAGCTGTAGCTGTTTCAATGATTGAGCATATTGAGAGAAAAGAAAGAATAGCTTGCTACATGATGGAGTTAGATCCTAAATATATAGATGTAATAATAAATAGATGGGAAGAATTTACAGGAGAAAAGGCAGTGCTTTTGAATGGATAAATGTAGTAAAGAATTGAGGTGGTGATATGGCGAAGGGAAAATACCATGATTGGATAACAGAAGAGGGATTGCTTAAGATTGAAGGCTGGGCTAGAGATGGATTAACAGATGAGCAGATAGCACATAATATAGGGATAGCAAGAACCACTTTGTATGATTGGAAGAACAAATATCCCAACATAACTGACTCCTTAAAAAGGGGAAAAGAAGTAATAGATAGGCAAGTAGAGAATGCACTCCTTAAAAGAGCATTAGGCTATGAGTACGAAGAAGAAAAGATAATAAGAGAAAAAAATGCTAATGGCAAAGATGTTATGAAGAGAGAAATATTTAAAAGAAAAGCACAGCCTGACACCACAGCACAAATATTTTGGCTTAAGAATCGTAAACCTAAAGAGTGGCGAGATAAGCAGGATATAGAAATGAGCGGCGGATTAGATTTACCGTCTATCAATATAATTAGGGGAACTAAAAGTGAAGGGGAATAAGCGGAACATAGCCGTGACGCCCTTTTACTTTGATTATGTTTTAAATAAGGATTATCCAGTTATCATTTGTATTGGTGGCAGGTATTCTGGCAAGACACAGTTTGTAGGTCAGCAAATTATAATGAACGCCTATGATAAAAAGGATTACAAGGTGTTGATAGTTGAAGATGTGGAAACTAATATCAACGAAGGTGTGAAGGTAAACGTTGAGGAAAGAATTGACGAATTTGGACACACTCCAATATATCAGATTAACAAAGCACCACCTAAAATTACCAATACCATCAACGGTAATGAAATAATATTTAGGGGTTATCATACAGAAAAGCAGCAGAAAAGGGCGAAGTCACTTAATGAGATTACAGCTATATGGTATGAGGAAGCAGAAAATATTACATACGAACAATTCAAACAGTTGCGAATGTTATTACGTGGTGGCGAGCCAAAAGATAGGCAGTTATTTTTAACGCTTAACCCAACCCAACCAGACGGATTTATTAATCAATACTTCTTTGTTGAAAATAAACCAGACAAAGTATTAGTAAGGTTTGATGATGGCAGACCCAAAGTATTTATAAAGAACATTGAAGTAGAATTAGGTGCTGAAAAGGTTATATTGCCTTGTCTAATCGTTTTATCTACCCACTGGGATAATATATACCTAACTGATGAGCAAAGGGCAGACGTGGAAGAATACAAGAATAGCGATCCAGACCAATATGCTATGTATGCTGAAGCTAAATTTGTTAAGCCTAGAGGTGCATTAATTAAAAAGTTTAATATATTTAGTATGAGCAAGTTAGATTTAAGGCAAGCAGGTAAGTTAACAGCAGTAGTAGATACAGCTAGTAGTGGTAAAGATAGTGCAACACTAGGTATATATGCAAAGTATAGCGACAACAAGCACTATTTGGTAGCAGCTTACAAAGATGATAGGGACGCAAACATAGTTATACCACAAATGAACGCAATAATTAATAAATTTAAACCACAGACAGTTTGGGTAGAAAATAATCACGAAGGTTTATATTTCAAGAATCAGATAGACATTAACACACCCTCTAGTATATTTGTAAAAGGGTTTTTCTCAAGCGAAAACAAGCACGACAAGATATTGTCACAAAGCGGAAGAATGAGAGAGCATTTATATGTGCGTGATGACGGCAATGATAATTATAATGATTTTATAATGGAAGCAGGAACATACAACAAAGAACAGAAGCTTAATAAGGCTGATGATTGTATTGATAATATAGCAATGTACTTTAAGCACGCAGACGGTCAAGGCAAGTGGATGACGTTATAGGGAGGTCATGATGGAGTTAGACAAGAAAATAATGCAGTACGGTGATGATTACTATAATGGTGACAATACCAATATTATGGAGCGTACCAAAAAGATATACACATCAGATTATGGGATTGTTGACGATCCATTTTTATCAAACCATAAAGTCACTAGCGGATTCTTCAAACAAATAGTAGACCAAAAAGTAAACTATTTATTAGGCAATGGTATCCAATGGGTTACTGATGATGAGCAAGAACAAAACATTGATGACTATTTTGAGTGGAACTTTGAACAAATCCTCACAGACCTTGCAACTACTGCTAGCAAGAAAATAGTTGCTTGGCTATATATGTATAAAGATAATGGCAGCTTAAAATTTGTTGAAATTAATCCAGAACAACTTGAACCAATTTATAATGATAAAAATGAATTAGTAGAAATGCGTAGGCGTTATAAAGCAGGTGAACAAGAAATACTGCTTGTTTATGATAGGCAGGGATACACTAAAAGCATTAAAAAAGCTGATGAGTGGGCAGTTATATATCAAGGTGGTCATTACTTTGATACGAAAGAATTCAACGGCAGGAGAATTGAGCAAGTACCGCTAGGGTTTGGCGTAGTGCCTTTTATACCGCTGTGGAACAATAAAGAGCATAGAAGTGACTTGCAGGCTATAAAAAGACATATAGACTTATATGATATTATAATGAGTGACTTTGGTAATAATGTAGATGATATGCAAGACGCGTTTTTTACAATAAGGGGACACACAGCCACAAATTCTAAAGAACTGCTAGAGTTTGTGTATAATCTTAAAAGAAGCAAGATTGCATCAGTACCAGAAAACGGTGATTTACAGACTAATCAATTAAAAGTACCAGTAGAAGCAAGAAAAGAATTATTATCATTGTTGAGAAAAGACATATACAGTTTCGCTATGGCGGTATCTACCGACGAGTTAAGCGGTGGAAGTATAACAAACGTAGTAATTAAAGCAATGTTTTCAGATTTAGATTTGAAGTGTGACCAGTTTGAAAGCCAAATAGCTAAGTTTATATATACACTTATAGAATATATAAATCGGTTTGATAATAAAGATTATAGCAATCAGTATAATTTAGATCGCAGCTTGATAATGAACCAAAAAGAAATATCAGAAAGATTAATTAATGAATACAGCATAGGTGCAATGTCAATGCAAACCTTAAGACAGCTATTGCCAATAGAATTAAATCACGAACAAGAACAAGAAAAACTTATGCAAGAGGACAAAGACCGAATTATTAGATTAGAAGGTTTGGCAGGTGGTGGTGATGAGCAAACAGATTAAATTTGTTCAGACTACAAGACAGACTGAAAAAATGGAAAGGGATTTTATCAGTATACTAGAACAATCATATTCAACATCTCTGAAAGAAATTGAAAAAGAATTGTCACGTGCTTATTCTATGTACGGTAAAGACGGCAAGCTTACAATGTTAGATATGGCAAAGCTAAAACGTGGTACTAAAGCACATATTCCAAGACTACAAGAAATGCAGGCAAGGATAAACGCAGAACTAGCAAGCTTAAATAGAGGTACACCACAAAAAATAAGTGGTTATTTAACAAATGTATACGTAGATAATGCCGAGGGAGTAGCTAATACAATTGATAATGTATTAAGGCGTAATGTAATGGTAAACTTTACACTACCACCCAGAAATGCAATATATCAAAGTAGCTTGAATGAATTAAGCAAACTAGCCTTATCAGATAATGCAGTAAATGTTAAGCAGAATGTTAGAAGGTCAATTACAACGTCTATAACACAAGGCGAAGGCATTGACAAGATGGCTGCAAGAATAGCTAGGGATTTAGAAAAGAATGCTAACAATGCAGCACGAATTGCAAGAACTGAAACCACAAGAAATATGAATAGAGGTAGACTAGACACATTTGAGGAAGCACAAAAGTTAGGCATTAAATTACAAAAAGTATGGTTAGCTGCTAGCGATTCTAGGACTAGGGATAGCCACAGTAGTTTAAATGGCGAAACTAGGGATATGGACGAAGAGTTTAGTAATAGCTTAATGTATCCAGGCGATCCAAGTGGACCAGCAGAAGAGGTTATAAATTGCAGATGTACATTAATCACAGAAATAATTGACTAACAATATAAATCCAGTCGGTGGACTATAAAACACTAATCCAACCAGAGTAGCACTCTATAAAAGCTAAGGAGGATATTATGGAATTTATGCAGGAAATATTGAATGAATATATCACAGACGAGGAAAAGTTAAAAGAAGCAGTAGACAAGTTGAATAAAGAAAATCCCAAACACTTTATACCTAAGGCGAAATTTAATGATGTGAACGAGGAGTTAAAGGTTACCAAAGAACAGCTAGCTAGCAATAAAAAACTTGTTGACGAATTAAGCAATAAAGCTGAAAGTGTAGAGGAGTATGAGAGTCAATTAAAAACTTGGAAAACTAAATATGACGATTTAGAAAAAACCTCACAAGAGAAAATATCTAACATCACTAAGAAAACACAGTTAAAAGAGTTTTTACTTGAAAACAATGCACACAAAGATGCTTTAGATTTATTAATTGATAAATATTCAGAAGAGGTTGAGGTTGACGGCGATAGCATTAAAGACGCTGACAAACTTATTGAAAGAATTAAAGAAGAACGTAGCGGATTATTTATCAAAACAACAGAAGATAGCGACCAAAAGAATGAAAATAATAAGCAAAGCAATAAACAAAAAGCGTTAAGCGAAATGACACCAGCCGAATATGCAGAATATTTTAGAGAGCGTGAAGCAAAAAGAAAAGATTTTTAATTAAAAGGAGAGTTTAATAATGGGAACAAATACGTTTTTAACGGTTCAGGAGATAGCACAAGAGAGTCTGCAAAGGCTAAGAAATAACCTAGTTTTTGCAGGATTAGTACACAGAGATTATAGCAATGAATTTGCAAGCTACGGTGATACAGTACAAATCAAAAAGCCTGCTACTTTTACGGCTAATGACTTTGTATCAGACGGAAGCACATCAGCACAAAACATTGAGGAAGATAATGTACTTGTTAAGTTAAACAAAATCGCAGACGTTACTGTGGATATTACATCAAAAGAATTAACACTTAATATCCAAGACTTTGGCGATCAAGTTGTTGAAGGAGCAATGCAGGCGTTAGCACAGCAGGTTGATGCAGATTTAGCTGCTTTATACAAGGACATCCCATATTATAGTGGAACAGCAGGACAAGACCCATCTACACTAACACATCTTGCTAATGCTAGAAAAGTATTGAATGTTAACAAAGCACCAATGGGAAGCAGAAGGCTAGTAATAGATCCAGATGCCGAAGCTAATTTATTGGTACTGGATGCGGTAGTTAATGCAGAAAAAGCAGGTTCTACACAAGCATTGAGAGAAGCTAGTTTAGGCAGATTAATGGGACTAGATTCATTTATGAGTCAAAACATCTATGACCACACCAAAGGAACGTTGGCAGCTAGTGGAGAAGGCACTATTGACTTGTCAGCAGCAGCAACCGCAGGTGCCACATCAGTAGGGTTAGAAGGCAGCGGAGAAACAACCTTATCTGGTACTGTTGTAGTTGGCGACGTACTGAATATAGGCGACCACAAGTATGTATGTACAGAATTAGCAACAGCAGCAGAGGGTGTTGCAACAGTTAAAATTAGTCCTGCAATTGTTGAAACAGTTGATAGTGGCGAAACAATTACTATTGAAGCATCAAGTGTTGGGAACCTTGCATTTCATCGAGATGCTTTTGCATTAGTTAACAGACCAATGGCACTTCCTATGGGTGGAGCAGAAGGTTATGTCGCTAATTATGAGGGCTTATCAGTAAGGGCAACAATGGGTTATACAATGAGTTCAAAAACTAATAGCATTTCATTCGATGTGTTGTATGGTGTTAAAACATTAAATCCAAAACTTGCTACTAGGGTTTGGGGTACAGTTAGTTAGAATTAATGATTAGGGAAGGTTAGTAGCCTTCCCTTTATTAAAAAGGAGTTGAAGTTATGATTTGGGAGTGTCCTAATTGTGGATATAAAACAAATTCTGAAAGAATTAAGCGGATACACCAAAAGACTAAACACGAGTGTTTGCAAAGGCAGAAAATGCAAAAAGAAAATAAATTAAATATAAATGATTTTACTAAAGCAGAAATAATTAAAATGCTAGAAAAGAAAAATATAGAATATAATGCTAGAGAATTAAAAGCTGATTTATTCGCAAAGTTGGGTGATTAATATGCTATATACAGTACTTAAAAAACTAAGACACTTTTATCCAGTCAGTTATGACTTTGCTAATGCTATTGTTGCAGATGGTATAAGCGGATCGTTTGACAGTAATGATTTTATAGCAGGAATGTATGTGCTAATAAAGAATAGTTTGCTAAATGATGGGGTATATAAAGTCAGCGGAGTAGCTAGTAACAAATTAACAGTAGATGCAACATTACAAGCAGAAAGTACTGACAGAATAATAAAAGTATATGGTTTAGCTATACCTCCAGATTTGGTCAGTTTAGTAAGCGATATTGAAAGCTATGTAGCAGACAATCCCTATAGCAACGTATCTAGTGAAAGCTTGGGCGACTATTCGATAAGCTACGGTACAAATGCAGATGGGGCAAGTGCTAGCGACTGGTATAATGCTTTCAAAAGCAAATTAAGCCACTACCAAAGATTTTATAGTGATTTAGACAGTTTTATACCTAGCAAAAAGTGGTGGTAGCTATGAATATTGCAAAATGGTTTACTGATGCAGAATGGCACACAGCAGTTGAGGGTACTGATGATTTTGGGCAGACTACTTACACTTGGACTAAACACAAAGATATACAAGGCAGAATGCGACAGCTTAATGCAAGTGAAAGAAATACATCTGAAACTACTGGTACAGTATCAACGCATAGATTTTATACTAAAGAATTTGGAATAGGCAATACTGACAAAATTAAATTTGATAATAAGTTTTATCAAGTTATAAGGCCTAACAATGTAATGAATTTTAGCGAGTTTGCACAATTGGACTGTGAGTTGACAGAATAATGAAGTTCAAAGTAAATAAGATTAATTTAGATGTAAATAAGTTAATGAATTTATATTTAACAGCACAGGAAAAAGGGTTGACTGAAGTAGGATTAAAGTTGCAGTCAGATGCAAGTGAGGAAGTAGCAGTAGATACTGGTAGGTTGAGGGCTAGTATCGCTTTTAGGGTTGGCAACAACACAATTAATAAGAATACCTTTAAGAGTAACAAAACACAGTCACAAGATAGCGATTTAAGGCTTGTAAGACCAGATACGGTAGTTATTGGTAGCAGTGTAGAATATGCTAGGAGAATTGAAAAGGGATATTCTAAGCAATCTCCACAAGGATACTTAAGAAAAAGTGTTGATAAAAATAGAAATTGGATTAAATCAAGGTTAACTAAAACTTTTGACGAGATAATGAGGTGATGAGGTGGCTATCAGAGTATTTACCACTTGGCAAAACGCTAATTTAACTTGGATAAATGCTAATAGTTTTTGGGATGGTGGTAGACTAATGAGAGATATAAGAGATAATATAGTAGCCGTAAGCAGTTTAGACAATAGCAAGATATATTTAGTTAATGCACCAGAACAAGTAACAGCACCTTATATTGTGATAAATCAAATATCTGGACCACGTAATTACACGCTTGACGGATATGATTACACCAGAATGTCAAGGGTGCAGGTAGATATATACGCGAAAAGCTATCCGACAGCTAAATCAGAAGCTAATAATGTATACGATTTACAAATTACTAATAGTTTTAAGGCAGTAGAAATTGAAAATGAATTTGACGAATATGACGACACATTACAATTGTTTAGAGTATCAATAGACTTTATAGTATACAAGGAGGATTAAATTATGGCAGGAATTTGGGCAAAAGGAACGGTTTTAACACTAGGAAGTGCAGTAGCAGAATTGACAAGTATATCTGGACCAAGCGAATCGGCAGACACTATTGATGTATCAAGCCACGACAGCACAGGCGACTACAGAGAGTTTGTGGGTGGATTTATTGATGGTGGCGAAGTATCAGTAGAAGGTAATGTAAAAGATAAAGCACAGTTAGATTTATTTAAAACAACACTAGGCACCAAGTCATCTGGTGCAACAATTGTTTATCCTACAACACCAGC